ATTAAACAATCCTGAGAGTAGTGACTCAACATTAGGAGAAATAAAATGGCACAAAGAATAGGAAAATATAAAATTTCCAAAAGAGAAGCTGAATTATCAGCTATTGATGGTGGTACGATTAGTGGTAATTTAGATGGTATTGGTACATTAGGTGTGAGTGGTGCAATTACAGCAGCTAGTACATTAGGTGTAACTGGTTTAACAACAGCAACAGGAGGTATTACTACAGGTATTAAAGCAGACTATTCTCCAACTGGATTAGTTAATGATATGCATATATCAGGACTAAACCCAACATGGGCTGTAAATTTTGGTGGTATTCTTGCAGGTCAATCAGACTGTTCAGAAAATGTATTAACTAACGCTAATACGATGTTGCAAATGTCTTATGCTTTAGAAGGTATTGCTAGACAAACAGCTGTAGTCTCAGCAGCACAAGCTTCTGCTATATTTGGTGGAACAGGTGTTACGGGTGTAGATTACACAGTTGCAGCAGGTACTCCTGCATCAGCAAACTTAAAAGTAGTTAGATTAAAAGGTAATTATGATGATGTAGCTTTAACTATACCAGACCTTGCATCTGACAAACACCAAACATTGTTTATATTTACAGACAATGTAGTAACAGCAGGTGGTGTTTTATCATTCCAAATGAATGTAGCAAATGAGTTTGATGCAGAATCTTCTGAAAACTTCCAATCTACTGATGGTGGTACTGTTATGACTAGAGTAGGAGCTCTTACTGATGCTCATAATCAGTTAATACTAACTGACACAGGTGCATCTACGATGTTAGCTGGGTCATTTATCTATTTTCAAGCTAATAATAATACTGATGTGATGACAGTCAAGTCTTGTATTAGAACATCAGGTGGAACAATAGCAATTACAGAAGCTAATAATGACTAATAAGTAATACTTATTAATTATTAACTTTATGTTAATTAAACAAATTAAAGGGTGGGATTTATTTCTCACCCTTTTTTGTTTTAATTGATATTTATATATGATGAATAATACCAATTTTGGAGAAATAAATGTCGAAATTTAACTTTTTATATTCAGATCCAACTGGTTCTGGAGAAGTTGTAGGTTCAACACCGCATGGAATATACGATACAGACACAGAATTTCAATCAGATAGTTTAACGACTTGTAAATATGTGGCTAGAAAACTTGGACATCCAGTTATGCAATTGGAGTTTAATAGTGGTTCAATATATGCTTGTTTAGAAGAAGCAATATCAGAATACTCACAACAAATAAATCATTACAATACAAAAAATTGGATGTGGGAACATTATGGTTCAACTACAAGAGAAAGTGGTTCTACATTAGGTGACATGGGTTTACACGAACCAGAAGCTCCTCATATGGGAACAACATTCCTTTTATCAGAACAATATGGAGAAGCTGTAAATGTTGGTGGTGGTATTACAATGCATACAGGTTCTATCACATTAAGTAGCTCAAAACAAGTTTATGACTTACAAAATGAATCAAATATTATTGATTCACACACAGGAAGTAGAATTGAAATACAAAGAGTATTCAATCAAGCTCCAGCAGCTATATCTAAATTTTACGACCCATTTGCTGGAGCATATGATAATATTGAAATGTTAGATTCATTTGGAATGGGTAATGTCTCTCCAGCAGTATCTTATATATTAAGACCAATATCATATGATTTAGCTAGAGCTAATGCGATTGAAACAAATGACTTGATTAGAAAATCTGCATATTCATTTGAATTAGTTAATAATAAATTAAGATTATTTCCAAGACCAAAATCTGGTGATGATGGTAATAAAGTATACTTTCATTATTATTTAAAAGAAGATAAACAAGGAACAACAAGAACCTATACAAATAATAAAGTATCAGACCCATCTAATATACCTTATAAGTTTATTACATATCAAGGAATAAATGCAGCTGGTAGAAATTGGATTAGAAAAATGACATTAGCATTAGCTAAAGAATTACTTGGTATTATAAGAAGTAAATATGCTTCAATGCCACTTCCAAATGGTGAAGTATCACTTGATGGTGAAGCTTTAAAGGCTGAGGGTAGAGAAGAAAAATCATTAGCGATGGAAGAATTAAAAGAATTTTTAGAATCTGTTTCATTGTCGGAGGGTTCAAGGAAAGAACAGGAACAAGCTGAATCTCAGCAATCTGTATTAAACAAAGCTCCACTTAAAATATATATAGGATAAATAAATGTCACAAACAAAACCATTTTTTATACCACAAAAAGAGTTCGATTTAATTAACTCAATGAATGAGGAATTGATTGATGAGTTAGTTGGTCAATCTGTGGATATTTATAAAGTTAATGTTGAAAGAACAGAAGACAATCTATATGGTGAATCGACTGCTAAATATTATGATGTAGGGTTTAGAGTTAATTGTTTAATAAACTATAATGAACCAACTGTAACACAAGACGAGTTTGGTGCTGATAATAATTCTTCAATAGAAATGTTTTTTCAAAGAGAAAATTTAGCTAGTGGTTCTCTTAACTTTTATCCTGAGACTGGTGATATTGTGGATTGGAATGATTACTATTGGGAAATCAATGGTACAACTGAACCACAATTGTTTGCAGGACATCCAAACTTTAAACACAACATTGTAGCTACTGCACATCGTTCAAGATTATCATCGTTACAAATAGAAGAGAGGCCTAAATAATGAGTTTAGATTTATTAAAAGAGAGATTTAGTGGAAAACCAATAACTTCTCAATATGAAGAACAAATAGATAATAAAGAAAAAATTATTGAAAAGTTAGAAGAAGAAACACAAAATTTATTTAGTCAAGTTTCAAATTTAGAAACTGAAAAAAATAATATTTTACTTGAATTAAATAAAGCAAGACATTTTGAAGAAGGTGCTTTTTCAATAAAAGAAAAGGATTATGCGAAAGAACTTCAGTCAAAGGATGTGGTTATTAAGGAAGTAAAACAAAAAACTGATTTATTATATAAAGAACTTGATAAAAAAGATGAAAGACTTTCTTATAAAAATAGTATAATTAATAATTCGTTAAACATTATTAAAGAAGCACGGAATAAAATAAATTATTTTAATGGTAAATTAAAAAATTCTAAAAATTCTAAAAAAGAATTACAATTAGAAATTAAAAAAACTTATCAAGATTATATTTTTAAAATGGATAATCTTGAAAATGATATTAAAGATAGAAATGATATTATAAATGAACAAAAACAAATATTAAAAGAAAATAATAAA